CTGTTTCTTATGTTTCACCTAACGCATTTACAACAAACTTATTTGCAGATGCTTTTGTAAGCGCAATAACAAACGGAAGCGCAACAATTACTCACCCAGCTAATTCTGTAGCTGGTGTAACTTATGACTATGTAATAGTAGGATAAAAGGAAAATATTATGGCCGTTCAATCAACCACATCGACATCTAGCGTAGATCCAGCGTTACTACCATACCTTACAACAGGATTGGAACAGGCTAAGAATTTATTTTTAACTGGCCCACAACCTACATACTTTCCTGGGCAAACCTATGTAAGCCCTTCTGCCGCTACGACTGAGGCACTATCCCAACAAGAGGCTTTAGCTCGTCAGCAAAGCCCAATACTGCAACAAGGACAGCAAGCTTATCAGGCATCTTTAAGTCAGCTCGGCCAAACAGCAGCCGGTGGTTTCCTAAACGCAAACCCATATCAAGCTCAGATGATGCAAGCAGCTACTCGACCATTAGAGCAGCAGTTTAGCCAATCAGTATTGCCAGGCATCTCTAGTCTTTACTCTAAATCAGGCCGATTAGGCTCAGGATCAATGGAACAAGCATTAGGAACTGCGACAGAAGGATTTGGTCGTGCATTAGGTGATATTACTGCCAACATTGCAGGCACACAGTATCAAGCAGAGCGTGGATTACAGCAACAAGCACAAATGCAACAAGCTCAGTTGGCTGGTTTAGCTCCTCAGTTCTATGGTCAGCAATTCTTGCCATCTCAGACATTAGCCCAAGTTGGCGCACAACAAGAAGCTATCGCTGCCCAGCCTTTACAAGAGCAAATGGCTCGTTTTTCATTCGGTCAGCAATTGCCATACCAGCAGTTACAAGGCTATCTGTCATCGGTATATGGATCGCCAATGGGCGGCTATGGCACACAGACAACGCAAACCCCAATGACCACAAACAGAGCAACAGGCGCATTAGCTGGCGCTCTTGGCGGTGGATTCGCAGGATACGGATTTGACCAAGCATTTAAATTTGGATCACCATACCTATCTGCTGGAGTTGGCGCAGGTATTGGCGGCTTGCTAGGCGGCTATTTCTGATGAATGTAATACATCTCAATGCTGCTTATATACACCAGCATTGGGATGCAATAGCAGAGTATTTGCAACCAGCTTTAGATTTAAGCGGTGTAGAAGAATTTAATCTAGATCAGTTAAAAGTATTTGTTGTTAATGGCACATGGACTTTGTTTATTGTCGTAGAGGAAAACAAATTGTGCGGTGCGGTAGTTGTAGCATTTTCTAACTACCCAAACGACAGAATTGCTTATGTAACAGCAATAGGCGGCAAGTTTATTAGCAGCAAAGAAACATTTACAAAGTTTAAAGATGCCCTAAAAAGCATGGGCGCTACTAAAATACAAGGTGGCGCAAGAGAATCGGTAGCAAGATTATGGAACAGGCTTGGATTTAAACATAAACAAATATTAGTGGAATACAAATTATGAGATTTAATAACCGATTATGTGCCTTAATGGATATTCCAGACTTGCCTGCTGGCGCTTTTGAGCATATTGGCGATGGCAAAATTAAACCGCAGGGTGGTGGCGGTGGTGGATTTAACCCAATAGCAGCAATTACAGACCCAATTTCATCCGCATTAGGAACAGATGGCGGTGATGGTGGAATTTTAGGCGGTTTGGCTGATGTAGACAAATTTGTTAATCGTGAGATTCCAGGTGGTTGGGTTTTGCCTGCTGCCCTTGCTGCTGCTTACGCTACTGGATATATAGACCCATCTTTGTTTGCTTCTGAAGCTGCTGCGGCTGCTGGCGCTGAAGCTGGTGCTGGTACTATTGCAACAGAAGCTGGTCAAACTGCTTTTTTTGATGCTTTAGCGAGTGGCGCAACAAGCGCAGATGCGGTAAGCGCAGGATTAAGCGCAGACGCTTTAGCTTCAGGTGCTGCACCTATATTTGATTATTCGCAAGAAGTAATCCTTAGCCCTGGCGGAAACTACATCCCAGCAAATACATTACCATCAGAAATAGCAGCACTAGACGCTGAGATACTTGCAGCAGGCCAAGCCGCAATAAAAGCAGCCCCATCTACAATATCTCCTTTGCAAGCTATACAAGGTTTGCGGATGGCTTCTGGTTTATTAGGCGGTCAGCAAGGCATTCCATCAGGAGCAGGAGCAGCCACACAATTTAGAGGTAGCACTATGCCTGAAGGCACAGTAGATTACTCTGGAATACTTAATTTATTGCAAGCTAGATCACCACAGCGAAACCCAAATTCTTTACTAGGATAAGACAATGGCACAAGACTTTATATCCGCTTTATTTGGCGCACCGCCTGATTACTCTAATGCGCTTACTCCGCAACAAACACAGCAAATGCAAAGTAACGCATTGGCACAAGGCGGCATTGGCGCTTTAGTTGCTTTGCTAGGAGCATCAGGCCCACAAGCTAGACCAGTAAGCACAGGTCAGGCTTTGGCTGGCGCACTAGGAGCAGGCTTTGGTGGTTATCAGTCATCTTTTGACAATACGCTAAAGCAATTGCTAACAGCCCAACAATTAGGCGAAAACAAACGCAAGCAAGAGCGTCAGGCTGCTTTTGAGAAGGCAATGCAAGGCGCAACAACAATGCAGCCACAACCCATTCCAATGTCTACTGCCGCAGGATCACAATTAGATCTGCTTTCTCGCCCTGAGTTTGGTGGTGATATGGCTGCGGCAGAAACAGTAGGCGCACTACGGGCTAATTTGCCAACAACACCAACCGTTGATTTTGATAAGTTAGTACAGGCTATTTCTATTATTGATCCATTAGAAGCAGCTAAACTAATGAAGCCAAAAGAAACCAAATTAACTGGTAGCGTAGGTGAATTTTCAGAAGCTAAAAGATTAGGCTTAATACCAGAAACAATGTCTTTCACAGACTTTAAGACTATGGGCAAAGGCCCATTGGTAACTGTAAGCCCAGGCGATACAGAACTAGAAAAACTAGACGCCAAACAAGTATCAGCAATTTCAGACAAAGTTAATTCGGCTAGAACTGCTGCCAATACTGCTAACTCAATTGCTACTTTGTTAAAAGGTAAAGGCGGCGGTGAGCCAGTTAAGATTGGAGCTAACTTAGCACAAACATTAGGCATCCAAAGCGAAACAGCATCAGCAAACGCATTAGCACAAGCATTGCAAGTTAATGCGGCTACACAGGTTCGGGCGGCTGGATCAGGCTCAACATCTGACTTAGAATTTAAATCCTTCTTGTCTGTATTCCCATCGCTCGGTAACTCAGAGCAAGGTAGACAAGTTATGGCGCAAGGATTGCAGGCTTTTGCTGATAGAGATGCCTTAATTGAAAGAAAAGCTCGTGAGCTACTAAAATCTAAGACTTATAGCGCAGGCGCTATTGCTGAATACGATGCAAGCCTAGGCCCTGTATTAGACCCTAAAAAGTTTGGTGATTTAAGCCAGTTTGCCACACCTAGCGGCACAGCTAAACCTCAACGCAGAAGTTTCTAATAGGAATAGACATGGCTGAACGGAAAGTAGTAAAACTAACAGATGGGACTGAGGCTGATTTTGCTATTAGTACATCGTTAGCCGATATTGATAAAAAATTGGCATCTGAGGGGTTAAAGCGTGATACAAGCGTAAAGCCGTTTGCAGAGCGTAGCGCTATTGATACCACAATGGCAAAAATTAACCTTCCTATTGTGCAAGGTGCATCGGCTATTTTAGGATTGCCAGGAATGGTTGCAGAAGGATTGCAGTCTGGTGCAGAGTTAATTGGTCGAGGATTAGGTTATACGCCTGAGCAAGTGGCTGCTAGTAGACCAATAATTTCAGCGCCTACCCCAGCATCGCTTACTAGGGCTGCTGGAGAATATATCCCATTGCAAAGGGCTGAGTCGTTTCCTGGTCAATTGGCACAAACAGCAGTACGAAATATTGTTTCTGCTCCAGTCCCAGGCGCTATTGTTCCATCTTTGTTATCTGCTGCTGGCGAGGAAACTTTAGCTCTGCCATTTAGAGGTACGGATCTAGAGCCATATGCTCGTGTTGTTGGAGGAGTGGTAACGCCTTTAGCTTCTGCACCTAGCGCTCTCCAATCGCCTTTACAGCGTATGTATACCGAATCTACAGAGCGTATGACTCCAGAGCAAATACAAGCAGCATCACAGTTACAGCGTCAATCATTTCAAGCCGGTATGCCAGTAACATCGTTTGAGGCTATGCAACAAGCGGCTGGCGGCAGAACAACATTACCGGCATTACAGCGCCAAGTAGAGGGAGTTCCTGCATCAGCCCCACAGATGGCTGAGTTTATGGCAGAGCGTGGTGCAGCAACGCAAAGAACACTACAAGAGCAGTTTCCACAAACCACTAGGGCGCAACTTGGCACAGAGATGCAAAAAGCCGCACAAGCAGAGGTTCGGGCATTAAATCAGCAATTAGTTAAAGAAGCTGGCCCAGCTTTTGAGGCGGTAAAGTCTAAGAAAATCCCTATGTCATGGATGACTAACTTAGAGCGTGAAAGCGCTGTTATTGCAGAAGCAGGTAAGGCGGTGGATAACATACCTGCTTATCAAGACCTACTAAAAGGCTATCCTGATAACTCTATTGCTCGTATTGAGTCTATGCGTCAATTCTTGGCAGATAAGTACGATAACTTGGCTGTTGCAGCGCAAGGTAAGGTTACTGGAGAAATGAAGGCATACGAAGCTGCTAGATCAAACTTGCTTAAAAAGGCAGACGAACAAGTACCGGCATATGCCGCAGCTAGAGAAGATTATCAAAAAGCTAGAGAGCGTATTGTTGGGCCATTAACAGAAACTCCGATTCCTGCTATTGCTGCTGCCTCAGAAGTGCCTAAGCAGTTTGGTGAGCTGTTTGCTACTAAAGCTGCTGAGATCAACCTAACGCCTGATAAAGTTACAAAAGCAGTACGGGCATTAGCAAAGACTGACCCAACATTGCCAGGCGAGTTCTTAAACCAATATATGCGCTCATCTTTAGAGAATGTTCAGCGAGCAGCAACTACGCAAACTGGCACAGTTGGCCCACGATTTGCAGACACCATTGCTAGAAACACAACTCAACGGGCTAATCTAGAGGCAGCGTTTGTAGAGATATATGGCGATAAAGGCAAAGAAGCAGCCAAAGGTTTAAATAATATGCTGCGTATATTAGATGCTCAAGGCCGTAGACTTCCTGCTGGCTCTCCTACCGCAGAAAAGGGTATGTTGGCAGAAGCAAGCACAGGCGCAGTAACTCAAACCCTTAAACAGCCATTATCTGTAATTGGCAATATGTATCAATCTATTTTCTTTGCTCGTGATTATCGGAATATAGCTAAGGCGATGACCAGCCCAGACGGTGTTATGGCGTTAGAGAATATTGCAAAAGCAGGAAAAGACAGGAAAAAAGTAGGACTAGCTTTTACGGAATTGCAGCAAGTTATTAAGGCTGTAGAAGCAGACGAACAGCCACAATAATCAAACAAATAGCTATAATCAAGGAAAATCATGGCATATACAAAATACTCCCTTACCCCAGCTAATAACAATGCTGCTCCTCCTGATGGCGCTCCAGAAGGAATGTTGCCATCAGCAGTAAACGATACCATGCGTGATATGATGGCGCAGATTCGGGATGTAGGCGATGGCATTAGGGGCGGCACTTATACCATGACTGCTCCTGTCATTACAGGCGGCTCTGTTTCTGGAATTACTGATTTGGCTGTTGCTGATGGCGGTACTGGTGCATCTACGGCAGCAGCAGCCCGAACAAATCTAGGGCTAGATGGTTTTGTAAACATGAAGAATCGCATCATAAACGGCCAGATGGTTTTGGATCAGAGGAACGCTGGTGCGAGTGTTACTCCATCCGTAAACGGAACATATACTTTAGATAGGTGGGTAACTTACTTTACTCAGGCTTCAAAGTTTTCTGTTCAGCAAAACGCAGGTTCTGTTACTCCACCAGCAGGATTTACAAATTATGTTGGAATAACCTCTACAGCAGCCACTACTGTTGGTGTAAGTGATGAATTTGAAATTGTTCAGTCGATTGAGGGATTTAACACGGCAGACCTTGATTTTGGAAAAAGCACAGCCAAGACCATCAATTTAAGTTTTTGGGTTCGCAGTTCATTAACAGGTACATTTGGTGGCTCTGTTTATAACAACGCTGTAGATTGGTGTTTTCCATTTAGTTACACAATTTCTTCTGCAAATACATGGGAGCAAAAGTCTATAACTATTTCAGGGCAAACATCGGGAACATGGCTAACAACAAACGGGATTGGGGTAAATGTGTTGTTTAGTCTAGGCGCTGGCTCAAATAGACTTGCTACTGCCAACACTTGGATTAACGCAAGTCGTGTAGGTCCAACTGGTCAAGTAAACTTAGTAGCCACTAATGGCGCAACTCTTTACATTACTGGAGTTCAGCTAGAGGTAGGCACACAAGCTACTTCATTTGAATACAGACAGTATGGTACTGAGTTGCAGCTTTGCCAACGGTATTACAGCCGCATACAAGGAACAAGCGGGGCTACTGGTTATGCTGGCATTTGTACTGGTCAAGTTGGCACTTCAACCTTGGGAAACTTATTATTAAAAATGCCTGCAACAATGCGTTCAACCCCAACTACAAGCTACGGTGGAACAATTCAAATTTATGATGCATCTGTAACCCCATCTGTAACCGCAGTTACCACGGCTTATTATGGCAATGATGTTGTTTGGGTAACACTAACAGCAGCAGGTGGTGGATTAACAGCAGGAAGAGCCTGTGTATTTTATACAAATAACGCATCAACTAATTACATTGATTTTTCTTCGGAGTTATAAAATGATTGAATACAAACTTCAAAAAAATTCTTTTGGTGATGTTGTTGCGGTAACGATTGTTGGACAAAACATTAGCATTCCATTCGACCCAGCTAACACAGACTACCAAGCCTACCTAAAATGGCTTGAAGAAGGTAACACACCATTACCAGCGGATGAATTATGAGCGACATTGATCTTATAGAATACGGCAAGCTAGTTAATTCCGTTGAAAACTTAGAGCGTAAGGTAGATGCTATGGACAGCGACATTAAAAAGTTAGTTGCTATGGCAGAACGCTCTAAAGGGTCTTTGTGGGCCTTAATGGGTGTAGCCTCTGTTGCCGGTGCGTTCATTAGTTATGTTTCAGAAATGGTTTTTAGAAAATGATTCTTTATGTCCGATCCGCTAGGTTTAACAGAAGGAGTAAAAGGGCTTAGTTCTGGGCTGGATTCTGCTCGAGAAGCTGGTAAGACAGTTTCTAAGCAGATTGAGAACATACAAAAAGACGCAACAGATGTAGCCAAAGAAAGAGCGCAGGAAAGAGTACGAGCAGCTCGTGAGGCAGAACTAAAGAAGGAACGAGCGCTAATTAAGGCGCTTGACGAGTGGAAGCGCAAGAAACAAATCTCCGATGAGGAGGTTGATCTAAAGATTAAGTTTGTAAAGCAGTACGGTGCTAAAGAGTGGGATGCGTTACTTAAAATCAAGTTAGACATTGAAAACATGGAACGCAAAAATAACGAAGAATACCAGCATGATTTAAAAGCAGTAAGGCAGGTGCAGTTTTATTGTTTTGTTGCCGCATTGGTAGTAACCCTGTGGCTTAAATTTATTTTGAGGGCTTTCTAAATGTTTCCATTAACAGCGTTATTTGATGTCGGAATGAAGGTGCTAGACAAGTTTATTCCTGATCCAGAAGCCAAAGCCAAAGCCCAAAAAGAACTATTAGAACTGCAACAACAAGGCCGTCTAGCAGAATTAAATGCTGACAATATAGAAGCCCAAGAGCTTACTAAACGCCAAGAAGCGGACATGAACTCGGATTCATGGCTATCTAAAAACATTAGACCAATGACCTTAATTTTCATTTTGTTTGCTTACTTTTTGTTTGCCATGATGAGTGCATTTGGACAAGATGCAAACCAAAAATATGTAGAGTTGCTAGGTCAATGGGGTATGTTGATTATGAGCTTTTACTTTGGCGGCAGGACATTAGAAAAGATTATGGACATGAAAGCAAAAGATGGCAAATAATTTCCAAGAGTGTTTGGTTAAAGTTTTAAAGCATGAGGGCGGCTATGTAAATCACAAAGACGATCCTGGAGGCCGAACTAATTTAGGGGTTACCCAGCGAGTCTGGGAAGATTGGGTAGGCCATCCTGTAACTGAAAAAGACATGAGAGAGCTTACTCCAGAGCTTGTAGGCCCTATGTACGAGATGAAATACTGGCGCACTAGCTATTGCGAGAAACTGCCAAGAGGCTTGGATTTGTTGGTCTTTACTATGGCGGTAAACTCTGGGTCAGGCCGCAGCGTTAAGTTACTTCAAGACGCAATCGGTGTAGTGGCAGATGGAGTTATTGGCCCAAACACAATGGCTAAGATAAACGAGGCTAATGTAGAAGTATTGATAGATAAGTTTTCAGAAGCTCGTACATCGTTTTACAAGGGTCTAAAGACATTTCCTGTATTTGGTAAGGGTTGGCTAAGTCGCACAGAATCAGAACGCTTAGAAGCGCTGCAATTAGCCAAGAACGGCTAAAAAGGCTGTGTAAGATCGACATATTTAAAATGCTTGACTGGGACATCAAAAAACAACTCGCCAGCAGGAACTTCTATATTCTTGACCTCTATCAATGGACTGCCTTCAATCACCTCAGCTTTCGCCCAATACGCATGGATTAAGTCGTGAGTTAGTGCAAAAAATAGCACAGGCAGATTTTGCTGAAATAGCTTCTCTTTACGCAGCGCACAATGAATGGTGGGATAGTGGCAGTAATCCCAACTCCGAACTTCTACTTCAATATAACCAACTAACTTATCTGCTCTATATACGAGCAAATCTACTCCATACACATTAGGGTTTTCCCTACACTCCAATCCCCATTTCATCTTCACCCATTTCGTTACCGCATCCCTTGCTGGGGGATCGTATTGATCGTGAAGTGCCTGGTTAAATTGTTTAGTGGTCATGGGCGCTAGTTTGATAGGAAGTGAACTAGCCAAAAACTCGTGAAGGATACAAGCCTATCTCTTAGTGGGGTTATGGGGCTAAAGCAGCTTCTTTCTGGGCCTTTAGCATTGGCGCTGTTTTACGGATTGTTTCTAGTTCCGCTACAAACGCCTGCTCTATCTGCTCAATCGTAAAGCCTTGCCTTAGAAACTTTAATACCAGGTCGGTGACTTGTTGCTGCATATTAAAAGCAATTAACAATGTTGCCGCAGACCGTACAAGTAGTCATCTTGCCATTTACGATAATCGTAGTAGTTTGGCAGGCATAAGCTACTGTGCCTAGTAACATATATGTTACCAATCCTAAAGCTATCTTTTTCATATCATTCTCCTCAGAATGGGACAGAATCGAAATCATCATCAATGATTTTCTTAGGCATTTCGTCATCGCCCTTGGCCTTAAAGTTGCTGCGCTCCTTCTCTTTACCAATCGCAATGCTAAAGAACTTACCGTTCTTGCCTTCCTTTATCCAGCCACTTAGCCAATGCTCTTTGCCATTGACCATGATTGTTCCAGCATAATCAGGATGGGTCGGTTTCTCTTTGCGGTCATTCTTAAATAGCGATCCGCTACCTTCTTTTGGTTCATAAGCCATTATTGATTTCCTTTAATTTAGAATACATCTCACTCACTTCACCGAGGAATTTTTCTACTTCTTGCTCCATCGCCTTAATGTATTCCTCATCTCTCTCAAGGCGCACTACAAACAACTGTAAATCTTCCGGCAGGCGTGGATCGTAGCTTACAAAATCACACCACTCACGGCCTGTTACTGCCATCTGGCATTGCATCTGCGGCACATACTTTGCAGGCGGTTTGCCTCCTAATAAATACTTAATATGGGTTTTACTAGCTGGGCATTTAATCTCTACTAAACCAGTTTCACCAACCAGCCCATCAGGGCTACATCCAAACCATTCTATCGTAGGATGATCTACAAACGCAACCTGTTCTACAAATACATTGGCCTGCGCCTCATAAGCGATCCTAGCCATTGGTTCGGTCTGCGTACCCCATTCCATTGCCGCATTGGTAAACGACTCTCCTGGCTCGTTTGTGAGCCTTTGGACTACCAATTCTGTGCGGTAATCTTCCCTAGTGGCAGCCTCGCCCGACTTTCCCTTAGCCATGACATCAGCAATACGACTAGCGGTAACTTTGCCTAGCCTAATTGCCAACCATTCTGGTGATCCCTGTTCAATAGTCATACATCAGCCTTTTCCATTGCAATTACCTTTAGCTGGTTAGCCAACACAGAAACCTCCAAAGCGGCTTTTGCTGCCTCTACATGGTTTTCTTTTAATTCATGGTTATAAAAACTCCTAAGCATCTTCATTGCTTCTAAATATACTTCTGAATAATCTCTCATTCTTTATCTTCCAATGATTCGTTGATTGGCTGGGTTATAAATGGTACATCAGACAGCTCATCCATTTCCCATTTTTTAGCAAACTCAGCAGACATGGCATCTATCGCAGCGTTCCATCCCAACGCAAAGTATTCCTGCGGATGGTACGGAATCTTCTCTAGCTTGTTAAATGCCTCTAGACAATGTTTGTTTATCATTTTTTCTTCCATTTATAAACAACGCTACTGGTCTTTACCTCTGGAACAATATCTTCTATAGACTGATTGCAGATCGCACGAAAGTCTGCCCACTTCTTTTTGTAGAACTCCTGCTCACTAGCCGGAACATAATTGTAGAGTTTTGCCCAGCGCAATGTAATGTCTGTGCCTGATTTGGTATACACATAATTATTGTTCATTTTTTTCTCCCTTTGTATTTTTGTTGAGCCTGCCTAGCAAGGCAGACCCCACAACGCCAACGATTAACTGGGCCAGTCTTTACCAACTTAAAATCACTAGCTGGTCTTTCCACCTGGCAACTAGTACAGAATTTCCGTTCCACCATCCCATCCTTCCTTTAAATATCCATACTCTGAAGCATCGCATACTGCTCTCAAATCGGAACACACATCGCACTTGTCCACCCATATCCTGTACTGGTGGTCTTTTGGTCTGTGTGTCCCCCATTTTGTTCCGCATTCTGAACATACATTATCCGGCTGCTGTTGTGCTAGTTTCATTTAGCATCACTTTCATTTGCTCGTAAGCTGCAACTAATTTTCCCTGTTCTGCCTTATTTTTGTTGAATTTCGGGTAAGATAGAGCGTAGGCGGTTCGGAGTTCGGCAGGGCTTTCTGCTGCCTGTAAATTGCCAATGTAGTAATCTACTGGGAACTCAGGCTTTGCAACTAATGGCTCAGACGAGTCCAAAGCATCGTGTTCTACAATCTCCATTGCCGTAACCCATAAATACCTGCGCTGATAGGTTTCTACAGCTCCGATGTTTTGCACCTCATGGCAACCCTTTAAGGCCGCAGATCCCATTGGGCTAGTGATAACGATATTGCTGTTATCTTCCGTATCCACAATGGTCAGGCTGGCTATCTCTGTGCCGTAAGACACAATGCCGCAAAGCCCTAGATCGGCAAAGATATTCTGTACGGTAGGCAGAAAGTCACCCAGCTCAAAGTAGCGATACCCTGCAAACTTGTTATGGCCCGACTTAGTAAGCTCTGTGTTTTGCAGCTTAATTCGTGCCTGGTTTAATTTAGTAAATACTGACATGGTTTTTCCCTTCACTTGGTTAAATAGTATTCTGCTACAGCTTCTTGGTACTCAAAGGACAGGTAGTATAACTTCCTGCCTAACTTCTCCCACTCTTTCTTTTCGATGCAATCACGCAAGAAAGCCTGTAGGTCTGGATCATTACACTTTTGTTGTAGAGCCTCGCCCCACTTGAATATATCGGATGGGTCGTACTCTGGATCGTTCTTAACGGTATCGTAGATGCGCTCTTGCAACTCGATTGAGTAGTTGTCATCTTCTGGTTCGTAGTAGTTGTCGTTGTTATAGGTCATAGCGCACCTACACGGAAGCCGTAAACAACTGCTACAAAGAAAACAATTACTGCCCCAAAGATGCCGCCTAAAATAATGTCTTTCATTTTGTTACTCCTTCACGAGTGGTTAATCTGTACTGCATGAATCCATACTAATCTACAAATGTAGAGATTTGCAAGTATTTGGGATTAGGACAAACCCTTAGTGTTGCTTTTATGCACTTTGTTGTTTTTTTCTAACGGTGTAGAATAAAACTCTACATAGGAGAAACCATGACCGCTTTTGAAAAACTAATGGCTGAATTTGGCTCAATCAAGAATCTATGCCAAATCTTAGATGTTAAGTATGTAACGGCCTATGCCTGGAAGATGCGTAATGGCATACCGGCTAAATGGCATCAAAAGATTATAGAAGCCTCGGAAGGCCGCCTGACAGAGCAAGACCTTGGCTAGGAATGCCTAGCAAAGTCCTTGTGCAGCCTTATTCTTGCCTCTTTTGCGGCATTTATAGCGTCATCAAGGTCTTTGTAAACGCCAATATGTATTGGTTTGTAATGAACGG